AATATATAGTAATATGGATAAATTTAGTAGACGAAACATTAAAGAGTTCTTCATGAATGATATTTCTGATGAACATGACGACGATAATTCTGGTGTACTTCGCAGAGGTGATATCAAGCAGTTTTTTCAAAATTGTGTGGATGATGACATTCATGACAAGCGTAGTGGACTTATTACTGAATCGAAAAATGCAAAAGTAAAAGTTACAGCAAAAGAACTTGTAACACTATTAAGAGAAGTAATTAAAAGACGCAAGCTATAGTAATACAACTATTGTTAACATGTTATAATTGTTAATGATATTTCCGACTGGTAAAAAACATACCTCTTTTTCTGAAGTTAGAACATGGAAGGAATGCTCTTGGCGGCATAAACTTGCACACATAGACAAAATAAAGGATTTTGACGAACCTTCACCTTATTTAGATTTTGGTACATGCGCTCACGAAGGCGCAGAAAGCCTACTAAAGGGTGAGAAAATAGATAGAGACAGATTAATAAAAACTCTAACAGCAGCATGGGAAAAACACGGGTTTGAAGATCCTGAGTGGTACTTAAAGCAGCCCAGCTGGTATAAACATCAACCCCTAGCTACATGGGTGCAATGGGTAAATAATATGTGGGATGAAATTCCTGCATTCCTTGATAAAGAGTTTCCAGGCTGGGAGTATATCAAGGCTGAAGAGCAGCTATATGAAGTTGTAGAGAATAAAGATTTAAACTTTAAAGGCTACATCGACGGTGTCATTGGTGTAAAAGATAAGAAAGGAAATAAAAAAGTTCTTATAATCGACTGGAAGACATCAAATGCATACGGCTGGAGAAGACAGAAGAAGCAAGACATTCTAATGATTGCACAGCTTGCCCTATACAAGTTCTTCTGGTCACAAAAACATGGTGTTCCGCTTACAGATATACGCTGTGGTTTTGTTTTGCTAAAGAGAGGCGGAAAAGAAGGAAAAGTATGTGAATTCGTACCAATTTCTGCTGGACCCAAGACATTAGCCAAGTCTTTAAAGATGGTAAATGATATGATTTCTTCTGTTAGAAGAGGAATGTTTCTAAAGAATAGAAACTCTTGTAAGTATTGTCAATTTAAAGATACAAAATATTGCACATAATTATTTACTCGACAGTGCTATTTTTGTAATATTACATTGAAAAGAGTTATAAATGTCCAAGAAAAAAGTATTAATTCTATCTGATCATGCACTTTCAACATCTGGTGTTGGCACTCAAACAAGACACTTAATAACAGGACTATTAGAAAAAAGTGATAACTGGACTTTTAGACAATTTGGCGCTGCTCTAAAGCATAGTGATTATAGAACAGTAATTGTCAATGAAGACTTTATTATTAAGCCAATAGACGGATTTGGGGATAGAGAATCATTAAGAATTGCGCTAGCAACAGAAAAGCCAGATGTCTTGCTCATCTTCACAGATCCAAGATTTTTTATATGGCTATTTGAAATGGAAGATGAAGTACATCAAATATGTCCAATTGCATGGTGGCATGTCTGGGATAACTATCCATTCCCAGATTATAATAAGCCGCTATATCAGGCTACAGATGCAATTAATTGTCACTCATATTTAACATACGAAATGGTTAGCGAGCACTTTCCAAATAAGACAAAGTTTATTCCGCATTCAATTCCAAAAAATGTGTTTTACCCACTTGAAGAAAGTGAAACATTAAATTACAAAAAACAAATTCTTGGAAGTGATAGAGAAGATCATTTTGTTGGAATTTGGGTAAATAGAAACGCAAAAAGAAAAAGACCTAATGATGTATTACTCTCGTGGAAGAATTTCCTAGATCAGCTTAAAATAAAGCACGGTCATAGAAAAGCAACATTAATACTTCATACTGATCCTAATGATTCTGAGGGACCTAATCTGCTAGTTACAGCAGAAATGCTAGGTATTCAAGACACTATATTCTTTTCACGAGATAGACTTGAATTTGATAAAATGAACATATTGTATAATATATCTGACTTCTGTCTAAATATTAGTTATGCAGAGGGATTTGGTCTATCAACACTTGAGTGTATGCAAGCTGGTAGTCCAATAATAGCGCTTAAGACAGGTGGGCTAACAAGACAAGTTGTTGATCATAGAGATGGAACAGAAAATGGTGTTGCCATTGATGTAGCATGTAAGTCTCTTGTAGGCTCACAGCAAGTTCCCTACATTTATGAAGATTATGCTAAATGTGAAGATGTTGCTGACGCAATCTTTAAACTCTATTCAATGAATAAGACTGAAAGATCTGAGTTAAGCAAAAAAGTAAAAGATTATGTAGATTCAGAATTTGCATATAAAAGTACAATTGATCTTTGGGATGAATCTCTTACAGAGTTATGCGCAAACTGGAAAGAAAATTATGAAAGATGGGAATGCAAAACGTACTAGGAAATGAATAATGATTGATGTAGTAATAAGAGCCCCTCTTTTATCAATAAGTGGGTATGGTGTTCATTCAAGGCAGGTGTTTAAGTGGCTGCATGATAGACAAGACATAAATCTCAGTGCTCAAATAGTCCAGTGGGGAAACACAAGCTGGATGATTAACTCTGAGGCCGAGAACGGAATCGTTGGAAAAGTGATGGATGCATCATCTAATGTAAAAGATGAAAAGCCAGATATTTCATTCCAGATCCAGCTGCCAGATGAGTGGGATCCCAACTTAGCAAAAAAGAATATTGGAATATCAGCTGTAGTAGAAACTGATAAGTGCAATCCAGAATGGATAAATTCAATCAATCAAATGGACGCAGTTATCGTTCCATCAGAGCATATAAAGCAAACAATTCTAAATACTGGATTTGTTACTACTAGCCTGTTTGTTATTCCAGAGTGGTACTTTGAAGAAATAGATAGAAATGAAATAACTTCACTTGATTTAGATTTTGATACTTCGTTTAACTTTCTACTAGTTGGTCAATTTACTGGAAACAATTCTGAAACAGATAGAAAAAATATATTCTATACTTTAAAGTGGTTTTGTGAGGCATTTAAGGATGATCCTGACGTCGGTCTTGTACTTAAAACGAATCATGGCCGCGGCACGCTTATAGATAGACAGATAACAAAAAATAAGATTAGACAAATATTAAGTGAAATAAGACCAGGACTCTTTCCAAAAATTCATCTTATTCATGGAAATTTAACTTCATCTGAAGTTGCTGGATTATATACACACCCTAAGATAAAGTGCTTCTTAAGTCTTACAAGAGGAGAGGGATTTGGATTACCTCTTTTAGAATCTGCCGCATGCGGATTACCAGTTATGACTACAAACTGGTCAGCACATTTAGATTTTTTAAATTTAGGAAAATTTATTTCTGTTAATTATAAACTAATAGACATCCCTGAAATCAAAGTAGATAATAGGATATTTATGCAGGGTACTAAGTGGGCTGATCCCATAGAAGATGACTTTAAGAAAAAGGTATTAAAGCTAAAAAGCAAGTATTCTATTCCAAAGTCCTGGGCAAATGAGCTATCTAAGAAAATAAAACAAGAATTTAGTTCAAGCGCAATTATTCCAAAGTATAATGTCATGTTGAACGAAATACTAGAGAAATAAATCAAATAATGATTACAATAGCTTTATCAATAATAATTTCGATGCTAGTAATTGCACTTTTTATTTCAATTTTTTTTAACTATAGACATGGTATACTAATATTATCATTTCAAGATACACTTGAAGATACACTAGATATGCTAGATCAAAAGTATGACAAAATTAGTAAAATATTAGAAATTCCAATTTTCTTTGACTCCATGGAAGTAAGACAAGTCATTAGAGATATTAGAGATATTAGAGATTCAATATTACACATCGCAAATATACTTACTAAATTTAGTAAGTATGAAGAGAAAGTAGATGATTAAAAAAACTGTACGAAGAAGAAAGAAAAAAAAGAAGCCCTACTTTGATAGAAATGCTCATGATGCAATTGTAAAGTATCAATCAAAAGAAAAAGTAGAAGAAAGAAATGAAATTTATATAAGTGAAATATTGCCCTCATTTAATAAATTAGCAGAAAACCTTATCTTTATTCATGGATTTGCAAAACAAAGTGGTACATCATACGAAGTTCTAAAAAGTGATTGTGTTTCTTTTTTGTTTGAAACTCTAGATAAGTTTGATGCAACTAGGGGTTCAAAGGCATTTTCTTACTTTAATGTAGTCGCAAAAAACTGGCTAATTATACAGAGCAAGAAAAGAACAAAGAACAATAGACGGCTTATAAGCTTAGATTCAACAGATGTAGATGGAAAATTTGATTCATCTAATATGCATGAAAATTTTAAAGTACCTCCAACCCAGGACTTTAGAATGATGATTAGTGAATCTAGAGAAAATCTATCAATGCTTATGATAGAGATTCGTTCTAGGCTTCAAAATGAAAATGAACTTGCTTGTATAGATGCTATTATAACTCTTTTTAATAAAATTGATAGTCTTGATCTATTAAACAAGCGAGCAGTTTTTGTGTATATGAGAGATATATCTGGTTTAAACCCAAAGCAGCTATCTGTTGCAATGTCTACTATTAGAAAGTATTATAGAGATCTTGTTAAAGATGATAAGTTTGATATATTTTTCTGGAAGTAATAAATGACAAAAGCAAAAAATAGTGCAACAAAAAAATTAAACAGTAAAGAAGAAAAAATAGAAAGCTTTTCTGAGCTTCTAGACTCACTTGGGTCTGTAGAGGAAAAGAAAAAATTACTGTGGAAGGAAGCATACGAAAACGCACTAAATGATAGATCTAGCGCCGGAGCATTACTTACAAATCTTATGCAAGGCTCACTTGTTAGTCAAGCAGATCATGTTCTAAACGGCCCGCTAATGTCAAAATACCTAGAGCGAATGTCAAAGTCTAATGATCAAATACTGAGGCTGGCCGAGCTAATTGCAAAAGAAGAGCCCGATGGAGAAATAAATATGGATGACATATTTAATAAAATAGGGGAGTAGAATGAAAATAATACGGCAGATGGAGACATCAAACGGTCTTTCTATACACGATGATGCCCTAGAGATTAGTAGGGGCAGAAATAGAGTTTTCTATTCAGCTGTTGTAGTTGAGTTTGTTTCAAACCCAGATGAGTATCTAGAACTTCAAGCAAAAAATGAAGATGACGGTATTTTAAATAGAGAGTCATTAAAGTCTGGAAAACAAAGAGTATCAAATAGTAATCTAGTAGATAAGATGCCAAGAAATAGCATTATTGGAATAATAGTTTCTGGCAAGGCATCAAGAGGTGTAAACACGCAAATAATATATCCATTCTTTTCGCAACACATGTCTTCACCAGTTAAGCCCGGTGAGCAAGTATGGGTTGTATTTGAACATGCTGGAAAGAAGGGAAGTTTAGGATACTGGCTAACTAGAAAGGCTACTGATCTACAGGTAGACGATTTAAACTATACACATCAAGATAGAATAACGCTAGGCCTAGATCGAGAAGAAGCTCCTGATGAAAGTGATTTTAATCCCAATAGCTTCCCACTGGGTGGAAAGAGAAGCAAAGAAAGTAATACACTGCTTGGAAATAACCCATACACAGAGATAATAGAAAATTCAGATGCATATCAGAATCAGTATACTGGTGAGCCTGTACCTAGATTTAGTAAAAGAGCAGGAGATTATGTATTACAAGGCTCAAATAATACATTAATTGTGCTAGGCGAAGATAGAGACGGAAGTCTTGCAACAGACATATCTCTAAAGGGAAAAGGAACAATTGATATAGTGGCTGGTCGTGGTGTACTTCTAGCTGAGGATACAATCTTTGATATAGACAGCGATGGAACAACAAGAATTGACAATGATGAAAGCACAACAGCACCCACTGGTATATCTAAAAATACAAGAGAATACTTTGAAATAGACAAGACGCCTAAGTTGACATCTACAGAAGCAGACGCAAAATCAAACATAGCAGAAGGAGATCCTGATTACATAAATGATCTTTCTAGATTATTTATTTCAATGAAAGCAAATGGAGATAAAAAATTTGGAATAGACACAGAGTCAGAAGCATTACCCACAGCGTTCGAATCAGAGATTGAAGATGTAGATGAAGATGCATATATTGTGTTTAAGTCAAACCAAATTAGAATCATTGCAAGAAAAAATGAAGATCATGATATTAATGGAAGCATAAGAATTATTAAAGAGGGTGATAAGGGAGAGGATTTAGCTGCTATAATAATGCTACCTGATGGAACTATTCAAATAAGTGGAAATAAAGTCTTTATTGGAAGAACTAAAGACGACGGCGGAATAGGTTCAGATGAATCTGATGGCGGCGACGCAGATCCCTACATGAGATTTTCTGAATTTAAGGCTTACATGAATGACACACTGGATGCAGTGGACACAAAAATAAATAGCCTTGCAACTAAGGTTCAAAATTTTGCAAATAGTATAACATCAGGCGGTACGACACCAGGATATGGCGCGCCAAATATACCCTTCATATCTCCTAGTATAACACTTAGCAATGATGCAAATACTCTACAAAACGAGCAAGATGTAAAAGCTCAAAAAAATGACACTATGGATAATATAAAATCTGAAAGGATATTTGGGGAATAGAAATGAGCCTATTAGTAGATTTTGATAAAATAAAGGAGAAGATGACTGAGCCGGGAGAAGACGGCGAAGAAAGCCCAATTGCAGCGTTTGCAATGTCATTTATTGAGCCAATACTTGAAAGTACTGGAGTCTTAGATTCCGACACAATTTCAGAAGAAGATCTTAAAAAGATTGTTGACGGCATGATAGAGAAAATAGAAAAACTTGCAATTGATGGAAGTTTAATTTTATTAACTTTGTTATTTGAGCTTGTAAAAGCTATCATAGGCAGTATGTCTGATGATGATGCTGGAGATCCAGAACTAACAACGGGCTCAAGTGCAGATGAAGGCGAATTTGCAATTACAGAAGAAAGTTAATAAATACATTAAATAATGCAATCATTTTATGACACTCTTGTATTCATGATATTTATTATAAAGAGAGCGCTAAGATGGCAAGAAAACAAATTAGCTTTAAGAGTTCTGGTGTAAGAACAACAGATCAAAATCTATTAAAGACAGTTGAGCAAATACCTATAGGTATACAGACTCCTGTTGCACTGGGGTCAGGAAGATCAGGAATATTTAATATGCACTTTGATCCTGTAAGACAAATTAGTGATAATCTTAAAAATCTTATAATTACTAATAATGGTGAACGTCTTTGTAACTATTACTACGGAGCAAATTTAAGGCCACTTGTATTTGAACTTACATCACTTGAAGATTTTGATGCACAGGCAATGAGTAGAATTACAAATGCTGTAAGAAAATATATGCCGTTTGTTGAGCTTCAAAGTTTCGTTTCTGAATTTGACAAGAATGTGACACAGCTTGATCTTGAGTCTGGAATCGCTATCATTAATCTTACAGTGAGATATAATATTCCCAAGCTTTTTGTAACTGATAAATCAATTACAATATCACTATATGCAGCAGGATAAAATAATGGCAAATAACAAAACAAAATTAAATATTCTAAGAAGCAATCAAAGATCATACCTCAACAAGGATTTTGATGCGTTCAGGGCTGAATTAGTCCAGTATGGAAGAACTTACTTTTCCGATAAGATATCAGACTTCTCTGAGGGAGGTCTTGCTGGCATGTTTGTTGAAATGACAGCATATGTTGGAGATGTCATGTCTTTCTATCTAGATCATCAGTTTAATGAGCTTGATATAGCAACAGCTGTAGAAAATGATAACATTGAAAGATTAATAAAATCAGCGGGTGTTAAAATAAAAGGAGCAGCTCCTGCAAGTGCAGATATTGATTTTTCTTTAACAGCACCTGCTGTGCTTGAAAATAATGACTATGTGCCTGATATAAGATATTTACCAATCATTAGAGCAGGAACTATAGTTTCATCTAATAGCGGAGTAAAGTTTGAGCTTGGTGAAGAATTAAACTTTGCAAAAAAAGATCTATTGGGAAACTTTATTGCAACTGTAAGCACCAGTAAGACAGATTCAGCAGGAAATCCTTCAAAGTTTTTAGTTAAACTAACAGGATTATGCATGTCAGGCATTACTAACACAGAGACGTTTATTATACCAGATGAATTTAAAGCGTTTAGAACAGTAATACTTTCAAGCCCAAATGTCACACAAATAATATCAATAAAAGACTCTTTAAGAAATGAATACTTTGAAGTTGAAGCACTGACACAAGATATTGTGTATAAGCGCGTAATTAATGTAGATTACGACAGTGAATTTGTTCCAGAAAATATTGAGCTTATTCCTGCACCGTACAGATTTATATCTGATACAAGTAGAAATACAGGACTAACAACAATTAGATTTGGAGGAGGTTCTGCAATATCTACAGATAATGATATTATGCCAGATCCAAGTGAAATAGCAATTCCTTTATTTGGAAATAAGAAAACATTTTCAAGATTTACTCTTGATCCAAATTCATTGCTACAGACAAGCACACTAGGCCTCGCACCAAGAAATACTACTATTACTATACTCTACAGAGCTGGCGGAGGATTAAGCCATAATGTAGCAGAAAATTCAATTACAACTGTGACTACACTACTTACCAAATTCTCCTCAGCTGCTCTATCCTCTAATATATCGGCTACTAGAGCATCAATAACTGTAAGTAACAAATATCCGGCAAGTGGAGGCGACGCACAGCTTACATTAAGTGAACTTAAGTCTGTTGTTGCATCACATAAAAATTCTCAATCAAGAATAGTTACAAAGGCAGATCTTATAGCAAGAATATACAGCATGCCTGCAAACTTTGGAAGAGTGTTTAGAGTAGGGCTAAGAGATAATCCTAATAACCCATTGGCATCAGTAATTTCAATAATAAGCAGAGACTCAGCAGGCAAGCTTATAATATCACCAGACAATCTAAAAGAAAACCTAAGAACTTATATAAATCAGTACAGACTAATTTCAGATGCAATAGATATCGTAGATGCAAAAGTAGCGAATATTAGAATTGAGTATGGTGTTGTTATTGATTCATCATCTAATAAAGGACTTGTAATACAAAAAATCAATAGCACACTAAAGAAATATATGAAAATTGAAAATTTCCAAATTGAGCAACCAATAATAACTGCTGATTTAGTAAGCCTAATTATAAATACATCTGGTGTATTATCACTTGTTGACTTTAAAGTTTCAAATGTATCTGGCACAATTGATACAAGAGTGTATAGCAATAATTCATTTTCTGTTGCATCAAATACAGATAGAGGTATTATAACATCAGACCCAGGTTCAATATTTGAATTAAAATATCCAAATGATGATATCATTGGTGTTGCGAGATAGAAAATGTATAGAATACTAA